GCTTTAGCGTATAACGGCGGAGGACTTACAGACTGGTTTATGCCAGATATATCAATGGTAAATATACTGTATAGTTTAAAGGCCACTATTGGTAACTTTGGCTCTGGCTGGTACTTGTCCTCTACTTATGCTGGTGGAGATAGACAAAGAATGCAATATTTTGACAACGGATATAACAACTCGTTATTTATTAGCGATACTACAGGTTCCGTTAGAGCCGTAAGAGCTTTTAGTTAAAAATATAAAAAATTAAATAATAGTTATATTTTTATTGCTATTATGACGAAGTGTAGGTTAAACTTCAGTCATGAATTTAGTTCAAAGAGCCTCTGCGTCTGGTGGAAAACTTTCCCCATTAATAATAGATAGTAGTTTAACCGCAGGTACAGGTTTAATGAATCCATCTATTTTTATAGATGATGACGGAGATTTATTATGCATATTACGGCACATTAACTACACCCTATATCATGCAGAAAATGACCAAAGATTCCCTAGTATTTGGGGCCCTCTATCCTACCTTCACCCAGAAAAAGACCAAAGGCTTGTAACAGCTAATTACTTACTGCGATTAGATAAAGAGTTTAATATTACTAACGTCTGCCTTATAGACACCTCAAAATTAGATGTAGAACCTATATGGACATTTGTAGGATTAGAAGATGCCCGTCTTGTTAAATGGGGCGGAAAGTACTATGGCACAGGTGTACGTAGAGATACTACAACCAACGGCCAAGGTCGTATGGAACTTTCAGAGTTAAAAATTGATAAGGTTAAATGGACAGCTAAAGAAGTAAAGCGCACCCGTATTCCCGCTCCTATTGATGAAACTTCTTATTGTGAAAAAAACTGGATGCCTATTCTTGATAAAGACTTTCAATATGTTAAATGGACAGTGCCTACAGAAGTAGTGCAGGCAGATCCAAATAAAGCTACTTGTAGTCAAGTATCTCTTGAAGAAGGTGCTGTAGCTAATGCTGACCAACGTGGTGGTTCTCAAGTAATTAAATGGGGTGACTACTACATTGCCATTACGCATGAAGTTGTACTTTTTAATAACTATTTAAAACAAAAGAATGGAACTTACCGCCACCGTTTATGTGTATGGGATAAAGACTTTAAACTTATAGGTCTATCGCCAGAGTCATGGTCTTTCCTTGATGGTCAAATTGAGTTTTGCGCTGGTGTTGCCGTATATAACAACAATCTACTTATTAGTTTTGGGTTCCAAGATAATGCCGCTTTTATACTAGAAGTCCCTACAGGTATTGTTGAAAAGATGATTGAAGAGGCGCTTAATGATTAACAATATTAATAACTTAATCCTCTCTCTATCTAAAGACCCATCTAATCCTGTTCTTAGTCTTAATACGGCTATGGAATACGAAAGAATTGGTCAAACCGCATCAGCTGTTTCTTTTTACCTTCGCACGGCTGAATATGGGTATTACTCACACCCTGAGTATGTTTACGCTTCTTTGCTTAAATCGGCACACTGTTTTAGCAGCCAAAGAAATAGAGAAGCAACTGTTGTTAACCTTTACCTTAAAGCTATTGCCTATATCCCATCACGGCCTGAAGCATGGTTTCTTTTAGCTCGTTGGTATGAGCGCAATCAAAAATGGCAAGAGGCGTACACCATGGCAGAAGTTGGTTTATCTTTTGGTCATTTAAAGAATGGACCACTTCCTGTATGGGTTGACTATCCTGGTGAATATAGTTTGCGGTTTGAAAAAGCTGTCAGTAGTTGGTGGGTAGGCCGTAAAGATGAAGCCATTAGTATATTTAAACAACTTCTTACAGAAAGTATTGATCAAAGTTACCGCGCCGCAATCCACACTAACCTTAATACAATTGAGGGTATTCCAGAAGAGATTGACATTTTAGAGCCTGTTATAACTAACTATCGTAAATACTTTGGTACTAGCGCTCCTCTTATTATAGATATAGGTACACGAGATGGAAATGACGCTTTCTACCTTTATAACAAGCTCCAAGGAACTAAAGTCATTGCAATAGATGCAAACCCTAAATGTATTAAACTTACTAAAGATAGATACCCTTGGATGTATATTTATGAATGCGCTATTACAGATAAAGACGGGCAAACAACTTTTACACAAGTTAACTCTAACTATATTGAGATAATGGGTACCTCATCTATTTTTAGTAAAGAAACTTCTATAAACCCGCCGCCTTCTTATTACGAGGGAAAAACAAAAGAAATTATTGTCTCAACAAGCCGAGCAGATAGCCTATTGGTTAAAACAGTGGATACAGGAATTATTGATGTAGTCAAGATAGATACCGAAGGCTACAGCTGGCAAGTGCTTCAAGGGTTTGGCGATAGGCTTAAAGACGTACGATTATTCCATTTAGAAACAGAAAGCATTCAATTACACCCAGAGCATGTCACTAGGGATAAGGTTGCTGAATTTATGATCTCCAATGGGTTTGTGTTGGTTGACACTTCCCATGAATGGGGAGGTAATATGGAAGACCAGATATGGGTAAACCCAAGCCTTGCTATAAGAAATAAAGAGTGCTTTAACTAGTTTTAATCAACCCTATACTGGATAATTTAAAGACTTATACGTAAGGATAACTAATGAGTCGCGCTTATACTCCTGGTGGTAGATTTACCTCTGATTTTGAGCGGGTGTCTGTCCAAGATGGCATTGACGCTGACCTAAAAAATCCAGTAGGAACTAAAGCTCTTTGGTTTGTATTTAATAAAACTAGTACTGTTGTTGATCCTATTTACGATACTGCGGCGCAGACTAGTGGACGTATTTGGCGTGGGCCTTACCCACTTCCTATTATTAGAGCAATTATTACACAAGGTAAAGTGCCAACCTCTCAACGCGGTTTTTATAATGCTGATACGTTACACCTAACAATTAACTCTAGAGACATAGAAAAAATAGACGCAGGAGTTCTAGGGAACCCTGACCTTGAAAACCGCGGTCGTATCGTGTGGAAAAATCAGGTCTACCGCCCCTTTAGCGTTCAACAAAGAGGAATTATTGCTGAAGACTACGCCCTTGTGGTAGTAGACTGTATTCAGCTAAGTTCTGAAGAAATGGTCAATGACAGCCAATTCTTGTCTTATGTAGATGTGCCACCTAGAAGCTAAGAGATTAAATGAAAAAAAATAATGATAAAATTTCTAAGACTCGCCAAAAACGTGGGTTAAAGAATAAAAAACGACTAAGAGAAAAGAGAATCAAGTAATGTGTAAATCATGTGGATGCGGTTGTTCAAAGCCAGGATGTAAAGGCGCTTGCAAAAAGACTGCTAAAAAGTTATCACCAAAACAAAAGAAAATTGCTGGAAAAGCTGGCGACCCAAAGAAAATTGACGCGGCTGATTTAGCTGCTCTACGAAAGAAGAAGAAGTAATGTGCGCTACCTGTGGTTGTGGTAAACCAAAAGATAAACATGGCATGAAGTCAATAGCCGCTGCTAATAAAAAATATGCAAAAAAGGCTGGACCAGCAAAGAATAAAAAGTCTTCTATGGTAAGAAAAAAAGGCATGTAATGGCAAAAAAGTCTATTGGTAGTACTGCTGGAAAAAATCCACAGAAAACTATTGAATTAAAAAAAGAACAACTTGCCAGAAACACTGGTTCAGTTCCTAGAAAACGCAAAGGGGCAGTTGTTCGTAAACCTTCTGTTTCAGTAAAATCAAGGCTTTCAAAGTACAAACCAAGTAAGTAACCACTAACGCGCCGTAAGGCGAGAAAAACAGGTAAATCATGTGCGCAATATGCGGATGCGGTAAGAAAAAAGGACAACCTGGCTACGGCAAAGGATCTGATAAGAAGCAAGATGCTAAAGTTATGAAGGGCATGTCCCCAAAGCAAAAAGGCGCGTTTAAGAAAGAAGATAAGAAGATGGATGCAAAGAAGCCATCTAAGAAAGAAGACGCTAAGTTAGACAAGGCGTTAGCAAAGAAGATTAAAAAGAAGTAAGCCCTAAGGCCCCGAAAGGGGCCTTTTTGCTTTATACTAAAGATAATTCCGTGCGGAATTAAAGCACTACCCTTGCGATATACCCTGCTACTCCTTAGGAGCCTGCCATGAATGAAGATAAGATAGACCGCCCATCTGCCGCGGACTTCATTAAAGGGATAACGGATAACGTCCCAAGCAAGGAAACTGAGAATAAAGTATTGCTAGGTATCGCCGCGTTTCTTGCGTATAAAGGGCATAAAAAAAGTGCTAACAAAAAATAAATCAACCCATAATTTAGCTTCTAACATAGCTGAGTCTGTGACTCATGAGTTAACTATGTCTTTGCATGAAACTGCCCGTGCCGCTAATTGGCCTGGAGAATTGATTAACGCCCTAGAAGTAATTAATGATAATGGAAGCGTTTACGTTTCTTATCCAGATCAATTAAAGCAAAGAATTGAAGACTTAGAATACGGCTCTACAAACGAGTCACCAAACTCTGTAATACGACCATTTATAAACCGTGCTGTAAGCACACTGTCTAATGAGACAAAAAATGGAGTTATGGATTATATGAATGAAACTGGGGCGGGGGGAATCTGGTAATGGGAAATCCATTTATTATTGCTGAGGACTTAGCATTAAAAACTTACTTAGACGGTCTTATTGTTGCTGATCAAAAAAATCCAACTAGACCAGTAAAAGTATGGTTTGGTTATCCAGACGTTGAAATCCGCGATCAATCTTTTCCTTTTCTTACTATAGATTTAATTGATATTGTGCCAGCAAATGACCGTCAAACTTCTGGTCGGCTTTCAGACGATGATTACAGAGGAACTAGAACCCCTGTTGCTGGAAGAGTTTATGAGTACGACCTTCCAATAGCGTATGATCTGTCTTATCAAATTACTTCTTTTTCTAGGCACCCACGCCATGATAGAGCATTAATGTTTCAACTATTAAATAAGTTTCCATCTAAGTTCGGTAACTTA